TCATCTAAGGGGGGTAGGTTTTTTGAGAGGCCTAAAACACCCCCGACCCTTCCTGCTTCTTTTTACCCCGAAAACGCCTCAACAAGTCATTATCGGCTTGAATCGGATGAGAACCAGTCATGACGGCTGAAAACGTCTCTATCGGGCTGCAAACGGCTGAGGTAGGGGTGACAGAACCTCGTTATGGCTGCCAGACTCCTAGAATCCGCTCGAAACCTAGTGATTTACCTACCAGGGGCGATGAAATGATTCAATTTTGCGAGGATATCGGTTTTCCGTTGCTACCTTGGCAAGAAAATCTAGCCAGAGACACACTTCGATATAAGCCGGATGGCCGGTGGGCTCATCCACTCGTAGGCATCATGTTGCCACGTCAACAGGGTAAGAGTACGTTTATGGCGCTTCGAATCTTATTTGGCATCTATGTGCTGGGCGAAAAGATGCACCTGGCCACAGCTCATAAGTTAACAACCTCATCAGAAATCTTTTACAAGGTCAGTCAAATCATAGAAAACTCGCAGCTTCTCCTGGATAACTTTTCAAAGAAATACGAATCTAAAGGATCGCAGGAAATTAAATTCAAGAATGGCGCTAGATATCTCATCAGAGCCGGAAACTCGGCCGCTCGCGGTATCGCAGCTCCAGATGTAATCCACATTGACGAATTGCGAGAATTTGATACTGAAGATGTCTGGTCATCGATGCGCTTCACTCAGATGTCCAATCCCAATCCTCAAAGTTATGTTTATTCAAACGCTGGCCACGCCAATTCGATTTTATTGCTCAAGTTTCGAGAGCGAGGACTTGCCGCAGCTGAGGGAGCCGAGGATTCAATCGGCTGGTTCGAATGGAGCGCCGAGCCGGGCGCAGATATAACAGACAAAGAAGCTTGGTATCAGAGTAATCCGTCGCTCGGACACACAGTCCACGAGGACAACATCAAGGACAGTCTTTCAGATCGTGAAGATATATTTAGGACTGAAGTTCTTTGCCAATTCGTGTCGATGATTAACCCAGTTATTTCGGAAGCCGAGTGGAAGAAATGCAAGGCAGAAGTTCCTCAACTATCCGTTGATAAAGATACTTGGATGGCAGTCGATCTTAGTCCGGACAGAAAACATGCGTCGCTCGTTGCAGGCCAGCGCCTCGATGGCGATAAGTTTATGATTAGCCTTCTTCACACTTGGTTCAACCCAGTTAACCTAGACGATAAGGAAATGGCAAACGATATTGCTTTCTGGGTTCGCAAGTTCCCAGTAAATAACCTGGCTTACAGCAAATCAACGGCTTCAGCGGTTGCGGCTCGATTAGCGCCAGCCGGAATCCCGATTTACGAAATAGCCAATCAGGAATATCAGCAAAGTTGCGACGAATTTGTTTCGGCGGTTTCGTCGGCCAGACTTCAACATTCGGATCAAGAAGAATTAACTAAGCAGGTTCTCTCAGCTGTAAAACTTCCTCGAGGTGATGGCGGTTGGGTCATGGGACGCAAAGCTTCGGGAATTGTCTGCGGTGCAGTAGCGGCTGCAATGGTGACTCACTTTGCGACACGCGCTGAATCTGAAATAGACATTCAGATAGGGTAATGTCCAGACAATAGCGTATAATATGTCCAATGGGAATCCGGGACATCTTTACATCATCCAAGCCAGCAGTCGAAGTTACAGTCGATGCTGCTTCCGCTCCTGCGCCATTTAATAACACAGCTTCTTTTAACCCTTTCGTATTTACTCAATCAGTCGCAAGCCGTCAACAGGCCATGGCAGTACCAACAATCGCACGCGCTAGAAATATCATTTGCTCAACACTTGCTTCACTACCACTCGAGCAATACTCAAAGGTTGACGGATCACACATGGGCACTCCGGCAGTTATCAATCAGCCAGACCCACGCGTGCCGGGCTCTGCAATTTATGCATGGCTCGCCGAAGATTTACTTTTCCAAGGTCGGGCTTATGGTCAGGTTTTAGAGCAATACGGGGACACCGGACGAGTACGTGCATGGACTCGAATTTCACCGGATCGTGTAACAACTAAACTTAACAACAACCAGACAGAAATCGTTGGTTATCAAGTCGATGGAAGTGTCGTACCTAATCAAGGAGTCGGTTCTCTTGTCGTGTTTTACGGACTTGATGAAGGCGTGCTTAATCGTGCGGGCCGCACTATCCGGGCAGCCCACGCACTCGAGCAAGCCGCCGAAACTTTTGCTAAAGAACCAGTACCGCTACAAGTTCTAAAGTCCAATGGCACTAACTTGCCAGCAGAAAGAATTTCAAAGCTTCTTGAATCATGGCGCACAGCCAGACTTACTAAGTCAACAGCATTTCTTAATGCTGACGTTGAATTGCAAGCGTTGGGCATCGATCCTGCCAAATTGCAGCTGAACGAGGCTCGTCAGTATGTCGCGCTGGAATTGGCTCGCGCTTGCAACCTTCCTGCCTATTTTGTAAGTGCAGAAACTACGAGCATGACGTACTCCAACAGCGTTTCGGAAAGGCGCAGCCTTATCGACTTCTCCATGAAGCCGATTTTAGCCAGCATTGAACAACGCCTAAGCATGCCGGATTTTTGTTCATCAACCGGAGAAATTCGTTTCTCGTTAGACGAATTTCTTCGCTCAGATGCGTTACAACGCGCTCAAGTATATGAAATTCTTAATCGCATCGGTGCTATGAGCGTCGAGCAGATTAGAGAAGAAGAAGACCTTATCGATAACAAGGAGAACCGATGAAGATAACTATGCCATACGCTATTACGGCGGCGGATACAGAGTCTCGCATCATCGCAGGCCGCATCGTGACATGGAACGCTGAGGGCAACACATCAGCGGGCCGCACTATGTTTAAGTCTGATTCAATTACCATGACCAAAAACATCAAGCTAGTTTTGCAGCACGATGTCACTCGCCCACTTGGAAAGATGGTGTCCTTTTCTGAGGACGAAACAGGCATTACAGCAGAATTTAAGATCGCAAAGACAACAGCCGGAAACGATGCACTTGAGGAAGCCGCAACTGGCCTTCGCTCAGATTTCAGCGTCGGCGTGGATGTCGAGGACTGGGACAACGAAGATGGCGTAATGGCTATTAGCGCATCCAATCTTATCGAGGTCAGCCTCGTTACAGATGGCGCAATTCCCGGAGCCGAAGTCGCGAAAGTAGCGGCAGTAGAAAAAGAAGTTTCTGAGACATCTCAGGAAGAAACACAATCAACCACAGAAGGAGAACAAGTGTCAGACACTACCAATCCAGATGTTGCTCCTGCCGCTGAATCGGTAGAAGCTGCACGAGTTGAAGTGAAGGCTGCAACAGCACCTTACATTTCAACAACAGTTCGTAACCCAATCGTTGATAAGGCTTCTTATCTCGAGCACTCAGTCCGCGCTTCACTAGGCAACGACCAATCAAAGATGTATGTTGCAGCAGCAGCAGACACAACAGACAACGCTGGCTTAATCCCAACTCGTCAGCTTACAGAGGTCATCAATGGCATATCGAACGCAGATCGCCCATTTATTGACTCAATTTCATCAGGCGCACTACCAGATGCAGGTATGTCATTCGAGATTCCAAAGATTACAGTTGCTCCAACAGTTGCAGTTGCATCAGAAGGTGGCGCACCATCTGAAACAGACCAAAATGCAGCGTTTGTAACTGTAAATGTTCAGAAGTTCATTGGCCGTCAAACCTTTAGCCTCGAACTTTTAGATCGTTCTTCACCTGCGTTCTTTGCAGAACTCGTACGCCAAATGGAGTACGCATACGCAAAGGCTACAGATGTCGCAGTTGGTACCGCGCTAATCAACGGCGGCACAGACGGCGGAAACCGCGCAGCACTTACAACTGGCGCACTAGCAGCTGATTTCGTATCAGATGCAGCAGTTTCAATCTACAAAGGCACACTAGGCTTTGCAGAAAACATCGTCGTATCTCCAGAACAATGGGGCGTACTTCTGGGCTTGGTCGATTCTTCAAATCGCCCAATCTTCCAACAGACAATCAATCCTCAAAATGCTGGTGGAAACCTAACAGCCACAGCAGTTCGCGGAAACCTACTTGGACTAAACCTTCGCGTATCACGCGCATTGACAGATGGTTCAGGCATTGGCGATAACACAATGATCGTTATCAACCCAGATTCATACACTTGGTACGAGTCACCACGTCTATCACTACAAACAAACCTCATCTCAACAGGTCAGGTTGAAGTTGGCTATTACGGATACGGAGCAGTTGCTACAAAAATTGGCGCTGGTTCATATCGCTACATGGTTGCCTAGTCACAAACTAATCATGGGGGAGCTACTGCTCCCGGTGGCTCCCCCAGTCGTTTAACGAGAGGAATTGGAAATGGCCACAATAGTTACACCAGCCGAACTGCGCTCTGTGCTTGGCGTTTCCAATTCCCTTTACAATGACGCATATCTAACCGATGTAATAGATACCGCAGAGGCTGTAATTTTGCCTATGCTAGTCAAGTATTCAAGCCCTATAGATGTAGTGGCTTTGCAAGATAATATCGCCACATATTATGTCCTTGGCGATAATAACTTTGGCGTAGGTCAGAGCGTAGTCATTACTGGCGTAGGCGCTCCCTTTAACGGCACCTTCACAATCCTAGAATCCAGCAACCTAGATTACGATTCATTCGTTCTACGATCTAACTCACGCATATTCTTAGACGGCTCATACAGAGAATTTAACGGCTTCTTTACAGTAGCTATAACAAACGCAGACATTACAGAACGCAAGGTAATCCCATCTGGCTTGGCCACCCTTTCAGGCGCATCTACTTATGTAGGTAACAGCGCAGTAGAGTCAGCAGTCCTAGCTGTGTCAGTGGAAGTATTTCAATCCCGCATCGCTCCTGGTGGACAGATCGAGGGAATTGACTTTACCCAAGTAAGCCCATACCGCTTAGGCCGTAGCCTCTTTAATCGAGTGTCAGGACTTCTCGGAGCGTTTATCGATACCGATTCAATGGTGCAGTAATGACCAACACAATCTTAAGCACAGTCAGACAGCCACTAGCAACAGCCTTTGCCAGCGTTGCAGGCAATGTCTATGCCTATGTGCCAGAGGCTCCCATGGTGCCTTTCGTGGTCATGGTGCCAGATTCTCCATACCTTGAATTAGAGACTATTGGCAAGGCGCAGATTCGTACAAAGATTAACCTAACCATTTCCGTAGCGGTTGCATATAACAGCAATCCCGCATCGCTCGACAATCTCGAGCAGCTAGTAATAAGTGTTCTGAAAGTGATCCCTGCGGGGTACATTGTCGGAGCGGTTGAAAAACCAACAGTAACTCAAGTTGGGCCGTCCAATGTATTGGTGGCCGATATCAGAGTTTCTACCTACTACACACAAACAAACTAAAGGACAAATAATGGCAACCACAGTAATCACAGGTCGCGATATTTCTCTATCTTTTACAGGTGGAACAGATATCGACGCTCAAGCAACTAGCGCAGTCTTGACAAAGACCAATGTGCGCGAGACATACCAGACTCTTGACGGCGAGGCTTACAAGACAGTTAATGTTGAAGGAACCTTTGCTCTTTCAATGCTTGCTGATTGGGGCAAGGCTAACTCAGTATGCGAGGCTTTATGGTTAGCAGCAGAGACAGCACCAGATACAGACATCGCAATCACACTTACAGCAGCCACAGGCGCGCAGTTCATATTTCCAATTAAGCCAGAGTTTCCAACAGTTGGTGGCTCTGGAACTGATGCCCAGACTGTAGACTTCACCTTCAAGGTATCCAAGGGCGATGTCGGCGAGTCATTCTCATAAACAATAGAACGGGAGCAAATAAATGCAACAGCAGATAACAATTAAATATATAGATGGATCCGAAACCACTTACATGGTTCGCCCACCTGATTACGCCCGATGGGAGATGGCAACTAAAAAGGTTATCTCCCAGTTCGGCGGGATGTACGACATTCTTTATGTCGCGCACAGCGCCATGAAGCGCGATGCAGGTGGCAAGCCAGTCAAACCTCTCGAGGTATGGATGGAATCCGTAGCCGATGTTGAAGTAGGTGACGCAGACCCAAAAGTCATCCAAGAGGAAGCGTAAGCCGACTCTTGGTAGAGCTGGCAATAGCCACACATATTCCAATGGATAAGTGGCAAACTGCCGAGGATATTCTTACAGCTGTAGAGATAATGGAGGAACGAAATGGCCGATGATGCGATTGCTCTCGACCAAGCTCAACTTCGAGGAATCTTTAAGGCGCTTAAGAATATGGATGATGAAGCTACGGCAGAAGCTAAGCGCCAGTCAGGCGCTCTAGCCGAATATGCCAGAGCCGAAGTAATCCAGACTGCACGATCCTTACAAAGCAGCAAGGTCGCAGGCCGTATTGCTGATGGTTCTAAAGTCAAGAAGTCTAGCCGTATTGGTGAGATTACTTATGGCTTTGCATCGCAGAAGTTCTCTGGCGGAGCTAGCACTAGAGACATCTGGGGCGGGTCAGAGTTCGGTTCTAATAGATATCGGCAATTCCCGGTATGGTCAGGCCGTCAAGGCCGTGGCTCTAAGGGATGGTTTATCTATCCAACGCTTCGCAGAATTCAACCTGAAATAGTTGCTAGATGGACTGAATCATTTAACAAAGTATTGAAGGAGTGGGGCTAATGGCAACAGGTACAAGAGCATTAACGCTCAAGCTCCTTGCTGATGTTGATAACTTCAATAAGAACCTTAAGGGCGCAGACAAAGGCGTACAAACCTTTGGCGATAAAGTATCTGCCTTTGGTAAGAAGGCTGGGCTAGCCTTTGCCGTTGCTGGCGCTGCCGCAGCTATTTATGCTGGCAAGTTACTTAAGGACGGCGTAGAGGCTGCCATAGCCGATGAGAAGGCCAATGCCCAGTTAGCCAATAC